ACCTCCCGACGGCCCACCCGGCGACCCCGGACGTCATGCAGTGGCTCGGCGCGTACACCGGTGACGGGTGCACGAACCGGGACCACGGGATCCGGATGTGCATCCCGAAGACGGACCGTGTCCGCGGCCACTACGCCGATCTGGCCGAGAGGCTGTTCACCAAGCAGACGGCATGGCCGACGAACCGGAAGGCCACCGACGGCCTGACCGGCGAGATGGTCCGGCTGCGCGGAGAAGGGCTGACGTACCGGCAGATCGTCAACCGGATGGGCCTGACGCTCCACCCGATGAGCGTCCGCGACCGGATCAAGTACGCGCAGCGCGAGTACGGGCAGGACCGGGCGCCCGTCGTGGTCGCCGAGACCCGGAACGGGTTCCAGTTCGGATCGAAGGAAGCCGTCACCTGGCACCACGACATGGGCGTCACCGGCGCGGCGAAGACCAAGCGCGTCCCCGGCTGGGTGTTCGGACTCCGCGAAGACCTCCGCCTGGCCTACCTCGCCGGCGTCGTCGACACCGACGGATCGGTCGGCAAGGACGGCCGGCTGGTCATCCACTTCGCCAACCGTGACCTCGTTCACGACGTCCGGATGCTGTTGGTGTCCTGCGGGATTCAGTGCAGCAACATCGCCAAGTACGGCTACACCCAAGCCGCGCTACCGAACCCCGGCAGCCAGGAGTCTTATGAGGCGTGGCGGTTCACCGCGTCATCGGCTGTCCAGGTGGCCCGGATCCCGTTCGCCGATCCGCTCTACCGGGCGCGGGTCGAGGCCAACCTGCACCGGTTCAAGGCTGACGGCGGAACCGGCCCCGGCGAGGAACTGGGCTTCTACACGATCCGCTCCATCGAACTGGAGCCAGCGGAACCCGTCTACGACATCGAGGTTGAGGACGGCCACTCGTTCCTCGTTGACGGCGTTGTCGTCCACAACTCCAACTACGGTATGGCGCGTCGCAAATTCGGCGATCACTGGGGCCATCCGCAGTGGCGGTCCGCGGCGCAGGCGCTGTCATCGCTGGTCGACCCGCCGTCACCCGACGTGCGCCTCGGGGTCAACACCAAGGGCATCGCGTTTTTGAGAGAGGATGCGAAGGATCTCGCTGAGATCGAGCAGATCAAGGCGTCCACCCTCTCGACGCTGATCATGGCCGGGTATGAGCCTGACTCCTGCGTCGCTGCGGTCGAGGCCGAGGACCTGACGCTGCTCAAGCACTCCGGCCTGACTTCGGTGCAGCTCGTCCCGCCGGGCCAAGACCCGAGCGTCATGGCCGAGGAAGAGGCCGCGGACGCGGAAGAGTACGACGTCCTCCTGGACGAGTTCCGTGCCGAACTCTTCGACGACGACGAGATCCAGCGGGACCGGTTTGCTTGGCTGAAGGATGAGATCCAGCGCCGACGCTACTACGGCTCACTTCCTGGCGAGCGGGTTGAATCCGGCCACGTCGGTGGCGGACAGTTCAAGGAACTGCACAAGCGCGCGCTCGACGCGATTCGCAGGTGGATCGCCGACGGTGCACCGAGCGACGCTGACCCACTGGAAGGCTGGAAGCAGCCGCAGCTGAAGAAGGCCGCCGAGCAGCTGGGGATCGAAGTCCCACCGCGGTCGTCGCCGCCGAAGCTGAAGTCAGCCATCCTCGCCCACGCACGAGGCGACCGCACACCGAACGCGAAGGCGCCAGCCAAGAAGGCCACCCCACGAGCACCAGCGAAGAAAGCAGCACCGAAGCCCGACTCCGTCCAGTCCGCCCGGGACCGCCAGTCCGCCATCGCCCACGCCCGCGTGGATGGCCGCGCGCTACGCCGACAGTTCGACGAGCTCGCCGCGAAGGTGCCAGGGAAGACGGTTCCCGCCCAGGAAGCGCTCGGGCGGGGCCGGCTACGGTTCGGTGCAGGCGATCCACCGGGGGAAATCGCCGAAGACCTGCGCCAAGCGGCGGATGCGCTCGAGGACCGTCAGACCTTCGGCCTGATCAGCCCGCTGCACTTCACTCCGGCCCAGATCGAGGCCCAGCGGCGCTCGGATGTTACGGGCCTGCGCCGGCTGGCGAAGGCGCTCGACAAGCTGAAGCCCGCCGGTCCAGCGCCAGGCCCCGACTCCGTCGCCACCGCACGCGAGCGTCAGGCCCAGATCGACACCGCCCGCATGGCTCGGGCGGAAGCTGCGGTGGAACGACTCCGCGACGTCACCGACTACGCGGAAGCGCGGGAACTGCTCCTCAGTACGACGTCAGAAGACGATCGGCAACTGGCGTGGCACCGCTTCGTGCAGACGCCACAGCAGCGCTTGGCCGTGTCTTCCGAGGAGACGGACGAGACCATCACCAACCGGCTCATCAGCTCCTTGGTGCCTGAGGCTCGCCGGCGCGAGGGTCCCGCGCCGATTGTTGCGACACAGCGTGATGCGTTTTGGGGCCTGTCAAAGGAACGTCGAGCCCGCGTCCGCGAGCGGGTTACTGACGTCAAGTCTCGCGATCAGTGGGAGGCTGCGCTCCAGGCAGAGGCTCCGGGCGAACTCGAATCCAGCAAGGAGCGTCATCGTGCGGCGGACGCGAGGCTAGAGGCGGCACGCGAGCGTCAGGCCCAGATCGACACCGCCCGCACCTACGGGGACCTGGCAGCAGAACTCGACGAACTGGCGAACAACGAAGTCTCGGCGAAGACGTTGGCGTCCCGGATCGACGCGTTCGGTGCACGGCATCCGGAACTCACCGAAGAACTGGCACCGATCCGCGCCGCCGACCCGGCGGACGCCCGTCGTCTGGCCCGGGAACTGGCTGAGTCCCACGGCGTCAAGATCACCGGCCAGGCCGGGGATGTCGTACCCCTGGACCGGAAACTCCACGCCCCGATCGACAACACACTGTCCGGCGGCAACGTCGAGGTGATCCGCCCCGGGTATGAGATCACCCTGCCAGACGGGGAAGTGGTCAAGGTAAGGGCGAAGGTAGACCGAGCCCCGGATGCACCGGCTGGGCGACCGGAGCGCACCCGCGTCAACAGCACCCCGAAGGCCGAGCCGAAGGCGACACCGCCCAACCCTCAGTCGCCCTGGGGTCAGATCCGCGACGACCCACGGTTCCGTTGGTCCTCGGTCCATGGGCGGATGGGAAACCTCGACCAGGTTGATGCGGTCTACGTGGCCGACACTCGCGAGGACGCCCGCGCATACCTTGAGACCCGCGACGATGAGCAGCTGTACCGAATCGGCACTGCGGTTGACATCGACATGCGTGGTCTGGACCCGGAGCGGGACCGGGGCGCGTACATCGAGCGGCTCATCGATCAGATTCGTGAGCCGGAGTCGGCCGCCCCCGACTTGTCCTCCCTGGACACCGAAGACCTCCGAGACACCCTGGACCTGAAGAAGCTCCCCGAGCTGAAGGAGATGCTCCGCCAGCGGGGACTGAAGGTGTCCGGACGGAAGCGGGAACTGGTCGACCGGCTGGTGGCACACGAGCGCGGCGGGACAACGCCAGACGTGCGGGCACTGGATCTTGGCGAGTCGCCCACGCGCCCGTCGGGGCTTCCTGCTGATCGCAAGCCACAGTCGGGTGACTTCGACGACCTCGCCGACCGGGTTCAGGGCAAGTCGGAAGGGCAGATCCTGGAGATCCTTCAGGACCTGAATGCGACCGAGTTGGCGAGACTGGCCCGTAAGTTCTCGGGCAGTCGAGGCGGCGGTGGATTGGGTGGCAGCCAGTACAAGCCCAAGGGCATCGCCATACCGACCGACCTGACGCTCGATGAGCGGCGGCGATGGTTGGCTCAGCGCCTCACGGCGCCAGGTTGGAATTGGCGTAGCGAGACTCCGGATCCGGACGACATCACGCGCGCGAACTACGACGAGTCTGAGGACGACGAGCCGGACGAGGACGACCCCGGCGAGCCCGGCGACGAGCAACGCGCCCGCGCCCAGTCGCTCATGGACGAGATCGACGACGAGGACGAAGAAGAGCCGGAAGACGAGTACGAGGCCTACCGGGCCGCCGGCATGGACACCAACCCCGGCGGGGAACGGCTCCACCTCTGGTGGACGAAGGGCCCCGGACTCCGGCGCTGGGTCGGCAGCCCACACCCGTGGACGACGCTCTACCGGCAGCTGCTGGAGAAGGTCGGAAGCCCCGGCAAGGCCAAGCGCATGGCGTCCCGCTGGTTCATCGAAGTTTTCGGATATGCGGCCGGGTCAGACAAGCACCGGGTGGCGTCCGGCAAGCCACCACGCGGCGATCGCATCGGACCGGGATAGCAGGAGGTGTCGGTGGAACTGGTACGTGTGAGGGACTCCAGCGACACCGGCCCCGCCCCCGGTAGCAAGCGGACCCCGCCACCGCCACGGGGCGGTACCCGGCAGAACCGCGACTACAAGCGGGACAAGGACGGCAAGTTCAACGAGGTCGACGAACGCGGATCACGTGGCAGGTCGTCGCGGCCGATGACGGCACACGAGAAGCACGTCGCGCACGTCGGACACGTCAAGCGGGTCAAAGCCCTGCAGCGGCTGCTGAACAAGCTCGGCCACAACGTCGCCGTGGACGGGAAGTTCGGGCCCGAAACGAAGAAGGTCGTCAACGCACTCCAGCGCAAGTTGGGCATGCGGGAAACCGGCGCGGTCACCGGCAAGCTGATGCTGGCCCTCCGGCACGCGGAGATCCTTTCGCCGTGCGCCAAGGGCGCGAAGCGCTCGAGGGAGATGGACGAGTTGGACGAACTGATCCGCTCTGTTGGCCTGGAGCCGGACGACGAGCTCGACGAAGGCTACGAGGACGAGCCGGATCTGGTCCCCGCACTGACCCGCTGCTGCCCGTCCGAGCACACCTTCGACCGCGTCTGGACGCTCGACGACATCGAGATCGTCCGCGCGGCACAGGGCGGCGATGGCCGCACCGTCGTGGCCTACGCCGCACCGTTCGACGTCCCAACCGAGATCAAGGACCAGCACGGCCACTACATGGAGACCATCGACCGGGCCGCCTTCAACGAAGCCATCGCCGAGGGCATCCACCGGGTCGGCGTCTTCTACCACCACGGCATGACCCTGCACGGCACCCCGTCAGACCTCGGCTCCGTCCCCATCGGATCACCCCTGGAGATCAAAGCCGACGCCAAGGGTCTGCTGACCCGCACCCGGTACAACAAGACCGAACTCGGCGAGTCGGTGCTGCAGGCCATCAAGGACGGCGACCTGAAGGGCTACTCGTTCCGCGGCCCGATCAGGCGCTCCAACCCGCCCCGCATCGCCCGCGCCCGCGCCGGCGCTCCGCTGCCGCAGGTCGTGCGCATGTCCCTGGGACTGAACGAGTACGGCCCCACCCCGACCCCGTACTACGCCGACGCGAAGATCCTCGCCGTGCGTTCGGCGCAGACCCTGGCAACACAGCTCGTCGACCCCGACTTCCGTCGGGAGTTGATCACCATACTTTCCCGCTCCACTCCCCAGGACCAGGAGCAGGAACCCGCCACTCCCGACGAGGGACCAGGCGCCGAGGACCAGCCGCAAGAGGCACTCCGGTCGG